ACTATTGGAAGAAATAGTGAAAAAATTAATGGAGCGGCAGCAGATCTTACAGTTGCAGTTGAAAGAGCTGCAAACACTTTAGTCTACACAGATGGAACTCAGGGCTGGTTACTGAAGAGTAAATAATCATGGCTACCTATAAAGAGACAGTTGGTACATCGGTTGTCAACTACGCTGGAGATTACCCAGGAGCCGTGGAAGGTGAGCTATGGTACGATAGCACTAACAAAGATTTCAAATATTTATATCCAAATGTAACTACATCTGGTGCATGGGCAACTGGTGGAAATTTAAATACTGCTAGAAGAGGATCAGGTGGAGCTGGAGTAGGAACAGCTGCATTAGCAATAGCTGGTGATGACGATCCACCTGTTTTAGCTAATGTTGAACAGTACAATGGAAGTTCTTGGACTGAAGTAAATGATGTAGCAACTGCAAGAACAGGATCTCGTGGAGCAGGTACTTATACAGCTGCAATAGCATTTGCAGGATCTACAGGTTCACCATCAGCTTTAACAGAATCTTGGAATGGAACAAACTGGACAGAATTAAATGATTTAAACACAGGAAGACCTGCAGGTGGTGCGGCCTCTGCTGGTAGTCAAACAGCCTCATTATATTTTGGTGGCCCTGCTCCTGGACCTCTTGGCCCTTTAACAGAATTATGGAATGGAACCAATTGGACAGAAGTTAATGATTTAAACACAGGTAGAGGTATATCAGCAGGTGCAGGAACTCAATCATCAGCAATATATATGAGTGGATATGTTAACCCTAATGGTGTTGCAAATGTTGAAACTTGGAATGGCACTAATTGGACTGAAGTTGCAGATGTAAACACTGCCGTATATGGTCATGGAGGAGCAGGAGATAGTAATGCTTCTTCATTAAAATTTACAGGAACAACACCTGGAGGACAAACAACTAATGTAGAAACATGGAATGGTTCAGCTTGGACTGAAACAACAAACATGAGTCGAGACAGTTATCAAGTAGGTTTTTGTGGTACATCTCCATCAGCTTTAGCTTTTGGTGGTTCTCAAAGTAATGCTGATATAAATTACACAGAAGAATGGATAGGTCCAGGTGCACCAATCGGTGCTTGGTCTACAGGTGGTAGTTTGAATACGGCAAGAATTACTTTAGCAGGTGCGGGAACACAAACAGCAGGATTGGCGTTTGGTGGCAGTCCACCTACTACAGGAAAAACAGAATCTTATGATGGAACTAGTTGGACAGAAGTTACAGATTTAAATACTGCAAGAACTGCTTTAGCAGGAGGTGGTACTCAAACATCAGCATTAGCTTTTGGCGGAGAAGCACCTGTAACGGCAGTAACAGAATTATGGAATGGAAGTAACTGGACTGAAGTAAATGATTTAAATACAGCTAGAAGTTTTCTTGGAGGAACAGGAGCTGATAATACTTCTTCTTTAGCATTTGGTGGTGGAACAGGACCACCAAGTTTTTTAGCAGTTACAGAGTCTTGGAATGGAACAAACTGGACAGAAGTAAATGATTTAAATGATGCAAGGCAATCTTTAGCAGGAGCAGGAACTAACACATCTGCAGTAGCTTTTGGTGGAAATACTCCACCAAGAACAGGTAACACAGAATCTTGGAATGGAACAAACTGGACTGAAGTTAATAATTTAAATACGGCTAGAAATAGACTTGGAGGAGCAGGAGCAGATAATACTTCAGCACTAGCTTTTGGTGGTAGTGTACCTCCTGTAGGTGCTGTTACAGAAGAATGGAATGGTGTATCATGGGTAGAAGTTGCAGATTTAAATACTGCAAGAGAAAATCTAACAGGAAATGGAACAACATCATCTGCTTTAGCTTTTGGTGGATCAGTTCCAGCAGATACAGGTGCAACAGAAGAGTGGAATGTTCCATCAAATGTGATAAAAACTTTAACCGATTAATAAAAGGAGAAAACTATGGCAAAAACATATCAATACTGTGTAGCAGAAAACTGGGGAAAGGGTTTCATCGATCATGTTGAATCTTCTAGAATCACGTTTTGTAGCTTTCCTGGTAATGTTTGGCAAGTTCCTGCATACAACAAACACGGTAATCTTTGGATTGCTAAAGTTGCAGGCGTTGTTAAAACTAAGGATGAAGCACAGGCGATTGTTGATGCAGAGGTTCAAGCAGCGCAAGCTGTGTGGGATTCGTTACCTGCTGAAGAAAAGACAGATGACAATCCAAGACCTGCTGACATAACATTGGAGGAATAAAAATTAAATGGCTACGTATTTAGGCACACATGGTAGTAAAATACAAAACTACACTACGGATCCCGATAATCCGAATACGGGAGAGGTGTGGTATAATGCAACGGCCAACACATTAAAGTTTCAATATCCAAATACAACAGGCGCTTGGTCTACGGGTGGAAATTTAAATACAAATAGAGATCAAATGGGAGCTGCAGGAACAAGTAACACCGCAGCACTTACTTATGGTGGACCTTCTCAAGAAACATTAACAGAATCTTACAATGGATCTAATTGGACAGAAGTAAACGATCTTAATACTGGAAGATCTCTTTTAATGGGTACAGGAGCACAAACTTCAGCCTTAGCTATTGGAGGAACTTCTACCATCCCTTCGGACTTACAAGGTTTTACAGAAATTTACAATGGAACTAACTGGACAGAAAGTGGAGATCAAACTACAGCTACAAGAAGTGGTGGAGCTTCTGGTGTTGATAGCACAGCTGCTTTAGTTTTTGGTGGATCAATATCACCAGGTCCAGTCACAGCAACAAACCAAAGTTGGAATGGATCTTCATGGACTGAAATTGGAGATTTAAACACAGGAAGAACAAATCTAGGTGGAGCGGGTACACAAACATCAGCATTAGCTTTTGGTGGAAGAGACCCTTCAGCACCTGACACAGCAAAAACAGAAAGTTGGAATGGATCTAATTGGACAGAAGTAAATGATTTAAACACCCAAAGAAGACAACTAGGAGGAGCTGGTGCAGATAGTACATCAGCATTAGCTTTTGGTGGAGAAAATAATTCAAATACATATTTAGGAAACACAGAAAATTGGAATGGAACAAACTGGACAGAAGTAAATGATTTACTAACAGCAGTAAACGGTCCAACTAGCGCAGGAAATGCTAACTCTGCTATATCTATTACAGGAGCCACTGCTAGTCCTCCAGCAGGAGTACAAGAATGGAGCACAAGCGTACCAATCGGTGCTTGGGCTAGTGGTGGTACTTTAAATACTTCTTCAAGAACAATGGGAGCTGCTAATGGACCTCAAACAGCAGCTTTAGTTTATGGTGGAGATACTGTTAATACAGAATCTTATAACGGAACAAATTGGACTGAAGTAAATAATTTAAACACCCAGAGAAGAATTATGGGAGGTGCAGGTGCAGATAATACTTCAGCTTTAACGTTTGGTGGAATGGGACCGCCTACACTAACAATTACTGAAAGTTGGAATGGAACAAGTTGGACAGAAGTTAATGATATGAATACTGCTAGATATGGATTAGCGGGAGCAGGCATTCAAACATCTGCGTTAGGAATTTCTGGTGGAGTTCCTGGAAGTGCTATAGCTAATAATGAGTCTTGGAATGGAACCAACTGGACAGAAGTTGGTGACGTAAATACAGCTAGAACTTATTTAGCAGGAGATGGTGTAAGTAATACATCCGCAATAATTGCAGGTGGTGATAATGGACCTCCATATGCAACGGGCAATACAGAAACTTGGAATGGAAGCAACTGGACTGAAGTAAATGATATGAATTCTGGAAGAACACAATTAGGAGGAGCAGGAATATTAACTTCTATGTTAGTATTTGGTGGAAGTAATGCTACAACTCCAACTATAACCGCAAAAACAGAAGCTTATAACGGAACTAACTGGGCTGAAGAAGGAGATTTAGCTACAGCTAGATCACAATTTGGTGGTAGTGCGGGTGCTAGTAATACAGCTGGGTTGGCTATAGGAGGATTTATAAATCCGAGCACTCAGTCAACAGCAGCAGAAGAGTTTACAAAACCAAGCTTTACAACTAAAACAATAGACACAGATTAATTATGACAACATACAAAGAAATTAAAGGAACACAAATCGAGGTCTTAGAATCAGACCCATCGAATCCTCTTGATGGACAAGTTTGGTATAACTCAACAGATAATGTTCTTCGAGGTAATGTAGGAACTCCAGTAGTAGCTTGGTCGACAGTTAATAGTTTGAATCAAGCAAGAACAAGTACGTCAGGGGCTGGTATAGCTACAGCTGCCATAGTAATGGGAGGATATTCTTCAACTTACCTTGCAGATACAGAAGTATGGAATGGATCAAATTGGACAGAAGTAAATAATTTAAACACTGCAAGATCTTCACAAGGATCAATGGGAACTTATACAGCTGCATTAGCGTTTGGTGGAAATAATGGATCAAATATGGGAAACACAGAAACTTGGAATGGAACTAATTGGACAGAAGTTAATGATTTGAATACTTCAAGAAGAACTAGTTCAGGAGCAGGAACTAATACAGCAGGTTTAGCTATAGGTGGGTTTTTACCACCTGGCACCAATATTGTAGAATCTTGGAATGGAACAAACTGGACTGAGACTACAGATTTAAATACACCTAGATATGCTGCAGCTGCAGCAGGAGTTCAAACAGCAGCTTTACTTATTGGTGGTGCAGGAGGAACACCTTTAACAGAATTATGGAATGGATCTAACTGGACAGAAGTGAATGATTTAAACACTGGAAGAGAGGCTTTAATGGGTAGTGGTGTTCAAACATCAGCATTAGCTTATGGTGGAGCAGCACCAACAGGTGTAACAGAACAATGGAATGGAACTAATTGGACAGAAGCAAATGATATGAATACTGGAAGATTAAGAGCTGGTTCTGCAGGAGCAACTAATACATCAGCACTAGCTTCTGGTGGTGTACCAGCACCTGGTTCACCTTCTAATGTAGCATTGGTAGAACAGTTTGCAGGACTAACAACAAAAACATTTACCGACTCATAAGACTTGTAATATATTTTAAATAATATATATAAGAAGGAAACATAAAGAATAAAGAAATGACAAATAAAAAAGACGTTAGAGATGTAATACAAGGTGAAGAGCCACATTTAAATAATTTATTGACACAAGAAGACCTATCAGATTTTAAAGGTATGGTAGACGAGCTTCGTGATACATGGACTAAAAAACAAATGTTTCGAACAGAAACAGAAGCTAGGTTTTCTGTACTACAAGACAATAGATATCCAACTAAAGCTGCAAAATATTGGCAGTGTGTGAGAGAACAATCATCATACTTAGATAACTTAATGACTTTATCATTTGATTATAGAAGAAACGAAGCAAAGATTAAATGGTTAGAAGGTAAAATTGAAAAAGAAGAAGACGAATATAAAGCAACTAAATATAAAATAGATTTAGATGAAGCTATATTTGGTAAAGCTTCTATGGAAAAAGTTGCAAGACATAGAATGAGAGAAATTAAAATGTGGTCTGGATTAAAGAAAGAATTTAATGACGGATCATTTAATGACAAAGATGTTAACCAACATCAACTAGAATCATACGGGTTACAATATCACGAGAAAGCAAAAACACTAAATGCTAACTCATCAGAAGCTGAGATATTTAATGTAATGGGACAACTACAGTCGTTACAAAGAATTAAAAAGTCTGGTGAATTAGAAAATAGTTATAAAGAGAAAGAAAAAATAACCCAACATGGTAAACCAAAGTCGTAAACTATTTTTTTTAGTTAAAAATCCTGAACAAGAGTTTCGAAAAATATATAAATTTATAGATGAACCTTATTTTAATCACAGATTTATTGATCTAGATCAAATAAAAATAAACGGTTTGTGTTATGACGATAAAGTAGTTAGAAATAATATGCATAAATTATTTGATGGGCCAGTTAGAAAGGATTAAAAATGAATACCAACACATTAAATTTTGACTTTGTATTTTTAGGTCAATCTGTTTTAAAGTATCAAGTACCGCTTAATATATTTAGCACTATTAATCAAATCTATGAGCAAAATTTTTATAACCTTGCACCAGCCAATAATCAATTAGTGGGTAAAATAGAAAAAGAACATTCTTTATTTTATAATGGGGCTGACCAATCTAAGATGAAAAACCATAATATGTTACCAAACAATGTGACGGATTATTTTATGCAAGTGTTCAAACACTATTTAGCATTTAATAAAATTAGAGATTATGACTTACATCTTAATTCTATCTGGGTTAATGAAATGAAACAGCACGAATATAACCCTACACATATCCATAGAGGTATGTTATTTACTGGTTTATCAAGTGTAATGGTTTTAAAATTACCATCAACATATGGTAAAGAATATTCAGCAGAACATATACAACAGAACGGTAGACTACAAATATTAGGAGCTAGTAATGGTCAATTTGCAAAGATAGATTATCAACCACCAATGGACCTTAGAGATTTTTATGTGTTTCCATATGATATGAGACATTGTGTATATCCGTTTAATGGAACTACTGAAACAAGACGAACACTCGCTGCAAACTGTGATGTAGCATTTGATCCAATAAAAAATAGAGGTGCTACATAATGGATAAACAATATTACATAGATAATCATATAGGTTTGTTTAAAAATTTTATGCCAGATCAATTGATAGATGATTACAAAAATTACTTTGATAAGTGTGAACAACAAGGTGCCGTATACCCAAGACAAGTAGATGAAATGTTAGTATCAGATAATGCAATCGATACTATTAGAGATACCAATGTTCCTATGACTTATAATAATAAACCTTTTATAGATATGTTTTTTAAAGATGTTTATCCTCTGTATGTACAAAAATATTCATACTTAAAAAAATTAGCAACGCATAATATCCTTGAAGTAAAAATTCAAAAAACTAAAGTGGGTGAAGGTTATCATACGTGGCATTGTGAAAACGCTGAGATGAAAGCTAGAAATAGAATACTAGCTTTTAGTGTTTATCTTAATGATGTAACTGAAGGTGGAGAGACAGAATTTTTATATCAAAAGTGTAGATTTAAACCTGAAAAAAATACACTATTAGTTTGGCCATCACAGTTTACACACATTCATAGAGGCAACCCACCTCTATCAAATGATAAATATATAATAACGGGATGGATAGAATACGGAT